GCGAGCGCCAGCGGGGGCAAGTGATGTCTTCCGAGGCCTTCGACCACGAGGCGCGTCTTGCCCGTATTGAGACGAAAATGGACGCCCTCCACACCCGCATCGATGAGGTGGTTGTCACGCAACTTAAGGATCAGGGGAAACGTATGCGCGACCTTGAATCAGAAGTTCGTGACCTACGGGAAGACCGGGCCAGGGAAGAAGGCAAAAAGGCGGGGAGCAAAGCAGTACTTGTGGGCATTTTCGCTGGGGTGTCAGCCGCGAGCAGTGCTTTGGGCGCAATCATCACCAGATTATTTTAACGAGAGCAAAGAGAATGGACGCAGCTCAGCAGCAAGCCACGAACATAAGTGTCCTCACATCTCAGCTTTTGGCTGAGTTCAGTGAGGCTCAGTCTGCTCGCACAATGGTGAACGAGCGTTGGCTTGACGATTTGCGCCAGTATCGCGGCATCTATCCTGGTGACGTGTCCAGACGGCTCAAAAAGAACAAAACCTCACGCGCCTTCTATCGCCTGACGACGGCCAAGGTTAACACCATGACCGCTAGACTCATGGACTTGCTGTTCCCGCAGCGCACGAAGAACTGGTCTATCTCCCCTACCCCAGACCCAATGCTCCCTGATGACGTGGTGATGGAGGCACTCAAGGACGAGATTGAACCCGTCGCGCAGCAGATCATTGCCGAAATGGTGCAGCAGCTACAGGCGCAAAATGAGATCCCTGACGCTTGGGCCATGCAGAATATTCAGGCCCAAGCGTACAATCAGGCTTTTGCGCAAGCAGACACAGAAGCTGCCAGAATCAGGATTGCCCAAGATCGCGCCAAGGCCATGGAAAACGTGATCGATGACCAGCTTAAAGAGTGCAACTCAAACGGCCAGCGCCGCCCAAGCTGGCGGCAAAATAGCCGCACGATAGTCAAAAGCTCGTGTCTCTATGGCATGGGGGTGCTTAAAGGCCCCCTGATTGAGCGTGTTGTCACAAAAAGGTTCGTCCCAACCAAAGATGCGTCAGGCAATGTATCGTGGAAGGAACAAGAATTCTCGAAGGATTTGCGCCCATACCACGAGGCTGTGAGCATTTGGGAAATCTACCCTGACCCAGGTGCGCGCGTGCCTGCCGAACTCAGATACGTTTGGCAGGAACACACCATGACCGACAAGGACTTGGCTGACCTGCAAAACTTCCCAGGCTTTAATGCTGCGTTGATTCGGGAACATATGGAGGCCAACGAAGATGGCGACGCGCAGCTAACCAACTGGGAAACTCAGGTACGCGAGCTCAACGACGACAATATTTCCAATGGTCAGCCGCTAAAAAAGCGGTTCCGCGTTTACGAACGGTGGGGATTCCTTTCGGGCAAAGACCTCGCGTCTGCCGGTGTCGAAATAGCCGAAGAGGACATGACCAAGATTTATTCCTCATGCGTCTGGATTCTTGGCAATTCCATTATCAAAGCCTCAGTGAACCCCCTGGAAGGCGTTGATATCCCCTACCACTTTTTCCCGTATCAGGATGACGACTCGTCTTTCTGGCCAGAAGGAATCGCGTACCAACTGCGCACCCCGCAATCTGGCATCAATGCTGCCGTCAGAGCCATGCAGGATAATGCTGGCGCATCTTCCGGCCCCATCTATGGGATCAACACCCAAGCTCTCGACAGCTCTCAATCCGTTGATGAGATGCGCGCCAATAAGCTGTTCCTGTTCTGCAAGGCAGGGATAAACCTGTCCCAAGCTTTTCAGGCCGTTACGGTTCCGTCCGCGATTGAACACAACATGGCCCTGCAAAACTTCTGGCAGCAGGTTGGTGACGAGGTATCCACCCCACGCTTCAACCAGGGCGACGGCAATATTGCGGGCGCAGGCAAGACGGCCAGCGGCCTCTCCATGCTCATGGGCGCGTCCAACATCCTGCTCAAGGATCACGTTAAGGACTTTGACGACTTCATCGTGGCCCCATTCATAAGGGCCATGTTCCGTTGGAATATGCAGTGGTCCACCCGCGAGGACATCAAGGGAGACTTTGAAGTGGTCGCCTCCGGCAGCCAATCCCTCATTGCCAAAGAGGTGCGCGCCCAGCAGGTTCCTGCACTGATCGGATATCTCGGCTACCCAGACTTCAAGCCGCATCTCAGGGCCAAGGCTCTGCTGGAAGTGGCACTTGAACAAACAGACCTTCCTGTTGAGCGGCTTCTGCGTTCTGACGAGGAGGCACAGCAGTATCAGCAGCAGATGCTGTTCGACCAGGCCAAGGCCCAAGCGCAAGCTCAGGCCTATGCGCTTGTTGAGCAGCTTGAACGCCAAGGCCTACCCCCCGAACAAATCCAGCAGCAATTGCTGATGCTCCTATCGAAAACAGTGCCAGCCACAATGGAGCCTGGCGGCCAGCCAGCTGCCGACATGCCGCCGCAAGGGGCAATGCAATGAATGTCCGCATATCCAAGGATGAAGCTGTAAAGGCCGTCAGTTCCTACTATGGGCAAGGTGTCTACACCGCTTTCATTGATTTGCTGGAAGCCACCATTGAGGAAGCCCAAGAAGAAATGGAGTCGGCCAACGAGAATATCACAATTTGGCGCGCACAGGGCAAGGCGACTGCAACCAGAGACCTGATTGCCGCCATAAAGCCGCGTAATGCGGAATGAGGAAACCATGAGCCAGGTAAACGAAGACGATCTGCCGCAAGGAAGCGATGTAACTCCCGAAGACGAAGACGCCCTGTTCGACCAGGGGTTTTCGCTTGGTGAAGACGAAGGCGAGGCTGGGGACGGCACTGAAAACAGCCAGCAGCAGCAGGACCATGATAACGAGGGAAAAGACCCCGCTGATAGCCCTGAACAGGAAAAACCTGAGGATGGCAAGCAACCTGAGGCGCATACTGAGACACCTGCACCTGCAGCGCCGCCCAGTCAGCCATACCAGCAAAGTGAGCAACTGCAAGAAAAGTTGCCCGAAGAACCTGAGCCACCGAAGCAAATTCTTGAAGTCCCCGAAAACCTTACAGAGGAATTGGCGGCCCTTAAGAAACTCAACCCTGCCGCCGCTGAACTGGCTCTTGAGGATTCGCCTGAAGGTGAACGCCTCAGAAGTCGCATGGAAGAGTTTGGCGCTGAGATGGCCCTTGATCGCGCTGAAATCGTTCTGGACAAGCGCAACCGGGCAATTGCCGAGTGCAAGGCAGATTTAGCGCGCCAGCAGCAGGCCGTGCAGGAACACAACGATCACTTCATGTCGACGCTCAAGCGAGAGCACCCGGACTATGTGGCCATGATCACCGACCCTGCACGGCGTGATGAAGCGGTGAAAAGGCAGAACGAAATCATGGGCTGGATCAGTGCAAAGCCGTACACAGAGGCTGCACCCCTCATGAAGATTGCGACCGGCGGGCGCGATCCCAATGAAATCTGCGCCCTGCTCACCCAATTCGAGAAGGAACGCCAGGCGAAGCCGAAGCAGGCTGATCCAACGGGTGCACTCGCTGTACCAGGAAGGGGTGCTCCAACTGCACCCGCAGGTATCGGAGATCAGGACGACTTCGATGCTGGTTGGAATCTCAACCCGTCCAAGTAACAAAGGAAAACAGTTATGCAAGGTACAACCACCACAGGGGATATCTCCTATCGCACTGCGGGATATTTCAGCAAAGAGTTGCTCAAGCGCGCTCAGCCGCTGCTTGTTGTTTCGCGCCTTGGCACGCCGAAACCGTTGCCGAAAAATTCTGGCAAGACCATTAAGTTTCGCGGCTATTTGCACCTGCCCAATCAGCCGAAACCCCTGACCGAAGACGTCACCCCGGCAGCTTCCAGGCCGGAATTCCGTGATGTTGAAGCCATGATCAACCAGTACGGCGACTACATCGAACTGACCGATGTGCTGACCGACACCCATGAAGACCCGTTGATTGCTGAATTCAGCGACATTCTGGGCGAACAGTCTGCCATCATGCTGGAACGCATCACCATCGGCGCTTTGCAGGCTGGCACGAATGTCCACTATTCCGGTGCAACTGGCGGCGTTCTGGCCACCTCCAGAGCCGGTGTGAACTTACCCCTGTCTCTTTCTGTCCAGCGCCGGGTGCTGCGAGGCCTGAAACGTCAGGAAGCCCAGCCGATCACCAGCGTTATCAACGCATCGCCCAACTACGGCACTTCGCCAATTGCGCCTTCCTTCATGGCTGTGGCACATACGGATCTGGAAGCAGACATCCGCGATATGCCCGGGTTCGTTCCCGTTGAAAAATACGGTTCGTACAAGCCCATGGACGGCGAAATCGGCAGCGTTGAAGGCGTGCGGTATCTCACCACCACCGTCATGACCCCCTGGCTGGATGCCGGTGCTGCGCCTACGGCAGGCAAAAGCGTTGAAAGCCATACAGGGGCATGCGCCGACGTGTATCCCATCCTCTACTTTGCCAAGAATGCCTTTGGTGTCATCCCCTTTGCCCGCAGCAAGAATGGGGCATCACCCATCACGCCCGTTGTGCTTAACCCCAACACCCCCCGTGGCGGTGACCCTCTGGGCCAGCGCGGTACCATTGGCTGGAAGGCTTACCATTCAGCCGTCATCCTTTACGACTTCTATATGGCGCGCGTCGAAGTGGCCGTGTCCAAGGTTTAGGGAGCACCATCATGACAGTTGAAGCAAAGACTACGCCCGATAAGGGCGCCAAGGACGATACCCTTGAAGCCTTGAAGGCTGAGCTTGCTAAGGCCAAAGCCGAAGCAGCAGAGGCCACTGCCAGGGCTGAAAAAGCGGAAGCAGACGCCAAGGCGGCTGCCGAAGCCTCTGCCGCCACAGATGCAGAGGTCGCCCGTCAGGAAGCCCAGAACAAGCGTTTGCTTTCGGAGCAGCGCAAGGTGCGTATCGTGATTCCCAGCGGCCGGGATATTCATGAGCGTTGTCCTGTCCCTGTGGCTGTGAACGGACGCGAATACCTCATTGTACGCGACAAGGAAGTCGACGTGCCGCAGTCCGTCATCAACGTGCTCAATGACGCTGTTGAAAGCGTCCCGGTAGAAGACGGCGATGGGCCGATCAAGCGTGTTGTCTTCAAGCAGGCGCAACGGTTTGCTTACTCCATCAAGGGCTACGTCAACCCCGAAACGGGCGCGCTGGAAAACCTCTAATGCGCGCCGCCGAGGTATTGCGCTTGGTATCTGGCGCGCTCCAAGACCTTGAACCAGGGCTCGAATCGCGTTGGCCCTGGGAAGGTGGTGACGACGGTCGCATTGGCCTCCTTGATTTCCTCAACGAGTCTATGCGCGTTGTCGTCATGCAGCGCCCAGATGCTTTTGCCATTACCGAGCCTATCAGGCTTGAGCCAGGCATGCGGCAACGTATGCCGAGCAAACAACGCAACTCGGCTTCACGCAACGCCTCAACGCTTATTGAGCTTGTGCGCAACCTTGGCGAAGACGGGGATACGCCCGGCCCGGCCATTGCATCTGCACAGCCATCC